TCTCCTGCATCTGTACCAAGAGTTACACCGACAGAAGTTCCTGCGTCAGAACTAATTGTATCTAAAGCAATATTTCCAACATTGGTAATTCCATTATCATTAAATGAAGTAGCGCCTAAACTAATTGTACCTGTTGCAGTAAGATTTGAAGAGCCAATGTCAATGTTTCCAAAACCACTTGTAACACTACCAGAATCTAATGCTCCTGTAGCTACAATATTACTACCTAATCTAGCATCAATAACATCATTTAATGTTGAACCATTTACGGTTATAGCATCAGCTTCAAGAGTTCCATTAATATCAGCATCACCTTCTACATCTAAAGAATTTGCATCAAGTTCTCCTGTTAATGTAATATTTCTAAAAGATGCGACATCTTTGTTTGCATCTGCTGTTACTGTTTTACTAGCAACAACTGTACCAACTGCGGCACCTGTGTCATTATAATTAAGTTCTGCGGCTGTTGAAGTAACTAATGTACCTCCAAGTTTTAAACCATTAGAAGTATCGTGAGAAGCTACATCAAAGTCATTTGAACCATCAGTTATTTGAATTTGATTAGATGCAACTTTAATTGGAAACGTAGTATTTCCATCACCATCTTTTACTTCTACTAAATTAGTTCCATTACCACCACTTTTATGATTTAAAGTAAGAAGTCTTTGATAGCTTCGACCTACACTTCTGCCAGTTAGCTGACTAACTTTAGGTCTAATCAATTTTTACCCTCTTATGCCAAGTAGTGTTGCGTTAGAGTTAGTATGGTTTACAACGTTTTTAAAGTTGCCATAAACTATATCTCCAGGCTGTAAAAATACAGTTCCCAAGTCATCACCGACATTAGACTCTGCAGATACTATTTGCACAAACTGTGAAGCATATGCTGTAGTACCTGGAGTAACTGCGGCTAAACATTGTAAAGCAATCCAACCATCAGAACCGTCTGGTGTTTGTGTGTTAGTATTGTGTTCTGCAACAACATCAAAACCGTTCTGAGCATTTTGCAAATTGGTTGCTTCTTGCCCTGTATATTTATTAATGCTATAAGTCATTTATTTAATCTCCAATTAATTATTGTGTTCAGTTCTTCTTAAACCTGTACCATCACGCCAAGTAAATCCAAATGGTACAATCTGTCTTGCTCCACCTACTTTGTCTCTACCTGCATTTTCTTTCATATGTTGTTTATATAATCTTTGATATTTAGCCGCATTAATTAAAGACTCTTGGTCTTGTTGGTCTTCAAACAACTTATAGTTTACATAATATATAAGTCCTGGGTGTATTGTATCATCGACATCTGGAACATCAGATAGCTTTTCTATTTCATTGGGTTGAGCAGTATATTCAACTAACAAACCATCGTCTATTGATTCATCTATTGATTCATAATTATTTTTAGAATTAGTATTTCTTGATGTAACAAGACCTAATCTATCTGTTGCAAGGTAATATGCTAAATATCTTTCTGGAAATCTATATGCCATTATGCTTCATCCATATTTGTTAAATCTTGATAATCTAGTAACCTAGGTATTTTTCTATATTCATTTTCATTATCTTTGTAATAAACACCGTGAATTTTGTCAACTCTTAAATTAGAATTTCTATCTCCAATATTATAGAATCTTTGATTTTCTACAACATCTAATTTTGCAAATCTTCTAGTAACTTTATATTTTCTTAAGTCTCTAATGGCATCATTGACTAATGCCTTAACATATGTTTCTCCTGCATTAGGATGAACTTTTCTTACTCTAGATAATATTTCTTTAAATGTCATCGCATTAATCCTTGTATTGCTTTATTATATTGACCAACTGCCCAATTATATTGTTGCGCTCTTGCTCCTGCTAATTCAATATCTTCATCGTCTAAATAATTAGCAACTATTCTTTCTGCACCTTTCATAACAGCATATAATACAACTACGTATTCAGCTTCATCTGGAAAAGTACTTATAGAAGAATCACCGTGTGCAACACTAGGAAATTGAACTTCTGAATATTTTCCAACAGCAGTACTAGCTGATGGCAATATATTTATCTTATTGTTTTCAAGATAATATACAGGGTCTGTTTCACTAGCAAAATCCATTTCTAATGGGTCAGATGCTCTGCCTTTCATAGAAGACATTATTAGCCTACAAGGCTGGTCAATAGTTCCATCATTTCTTCTAACATTAAAAATTTTAGTTGTATTTAATGTTTCATCTTCTGAACCAACAGCTTTTGGTGTAAATGTTTGTTCTGTTGCACAAGTAATTAACATACTAGATGGCATCATATTAATTACCTCTTTGGCACCATCTGTTAAAAAAGAAGATAAAGCAGTTGTATCGCTTGAACCACTACCTGCAGTTGTTTCAACTACACCTATCATATCTTCTATTTGTACTTGAAATGTTGCCATTACTTCTTCTTATGCACCATTTGAACATCAAACTTAGCTGTCATACTAGCACCTTTATGAGGTTTATATCCACCTGCAGGGTTCTTCATAAGCTTATATCCAGTTTTGCCAGACTTCATCCAATGATAACCTTTAGGTGCTTTTACTATTTTTTTCATATTAATCCTCTATAACTACTATTTCTACATTAACATCTGCAGTATTTGCTAAAGCAAAATAAGTTGATTGAGCGGCTCTAAATAAAGAAAACTCTCCAGCTTTTAATTTTAAAAAATAAGCTGAATCATCTGCATCACTAATCTGCACATAATTAGTATCATCTAAGTTTTTAATAAATACATAACCATATGTACCAATATCTGATGCTACACTTATTGCTTCATTTGCACTATTACCTACTACAACTATTGATTTGCTATAAGACTCACCACTAACATCAATGTATTTAGAATCGTGTTTAGATTCTTTTACACCTGCTTTGCTGTATTCTAAATGAGCTTCTATTCTAAGTTCGTTAGCCATTAATACATTCTACCTCTAGAATTTTTATTTTTGTTCATACCTTTTTTCTTCTTTGGCATAGTTTTCTTTTTAGCTTTTTTCTTTTTCATACCTTTTCCATAATGTCCTGGCATATCTAATATCTCCTCTTAAAGTTTTTAACATCTTCAGATATAGGAACTTGTGCAAATTCTATATCCGTTCTTTTACCTCTTTCTGTACGCATATACAGATTTGTTGTCCATTTTTTATTTTCTGTAAAGTCTTTACCACACTCTGGACAAATGGAACCTTTGTGGTAACCGTGTTTATTACATATCTTCGATATTATCATAGAGGTGGAAAAAGGTTCGACGCTTTGACCACCTAATTCGAGTTAAAACTTTTATTGTTTTATCTCACAGTCAATGACTGCTAATCCTTATTGATTCGGATTATGAAGTTTGGATACCGTTGTTAATACCACTAAAAGCAGTTCCAACATATTGTTCATTTAAGTCATACATTAACTCAACAACATCACCTCTTTGAGCTGTTGTGTCAAGAATAATATTAGAAACTTCTGTACCTGCTGTTGAATTAGCGGCATCTCCACCTGCATCTTTATTAACAATATTAATTATTGCACTACCTGCCGCAATAGTAATGTCGCCTGTTGGAGTTTTCTCCTGCACGACAAACTTTGCATTCCAGCCTGGCTGGTTTTGTGTTGTAGGTGGCAATGTAATTGTAAAAGCTCCACCAGAAGACTCAACCATAAAAGTCTTACCACTATCGGAAAGACTTAATGTTTTAGCCGCTGATACTAGCTCTACATTTTCTAATTGATATTGTTTACCATAACTACTGCTATTTTCGTTTAGTACGTCACTTCTCATTATACACCTTCCAAGTTAATCAAAGCGTGAGTTTCTGGAAGAGATACCTCAAGACCTGCTTCTGTTAGAATTATGTCTTTTCTTAAATCTTCGTCAGCACTTTGAACGTTAGTTATAATATGAGTATCACGATTTATTCCATTACCAACAAGTGGTCTATATGAAACGTGGTCTAAATCAACCAACATCATAAAACCTGCGGCAAATCCTCTAAATAAAGATTCAGCTACTAAAGAAACATCACCGTGAACGGTTTGAATCTTATTAACCAAATGACCAAATGGCCCTTGACTAGCTTGAAACATATATCTAGATAAATCAGTTGTAGTGTTTAAAGAACCATCAATAAACCCACCTAATTTATTAAAGTGAGATATTACTGGTCTTGATGCTAAAGCTAATTTAGCTCTACCACCACCTCTTGCTGGGTCAAAAATAACTTCAAAGTCTTCAAGCATATCATCGTATGTAAACTCTGCGGCTGTGTTAGACTTGTAGTAAGGTGTACCAGAGTTATATGATAGTTTTGAACCATCATTAACAACGTTACCTAAACCATTTTTGATTGTAGAACCAACAATACCTTCAGTATAGTTAATTCCATTTGCTGTTCCTCTTTGACCAAAAAGCATAGCTCTTTCAATATCAACCTTATGCTCTCTTAGTTTTAGATTCCAAATTCTGTCCCATTCATCTGCATACCCTCTGTATTGAGTAGCTCTAGCTGTATTTGTTAATTCACAAGCTGTTTTAAAGATTTGAGTAAAACCAAAATCATTATCCATTTCTTCTGAAAATACATCTGGAGCGCCACTACCTTCTGCGAAAGAAGTTCCGATTACTGTAGCCTTAGAATTGTCTGCGAGTGCGAGAGTGCTACCACCAGGGTTTGATATAGCTGTAACTACACAAGTTGTCTGTGTGGCAGAACTTGAATTATCAACAGACTCGATACGAACATTAGCTGTTGTTGGCACACTATTACCGTCAACATCACCGATAGCTACTACCATTCCTGGTATTAACCAATCGACTCCATCACCGCCAGGTGTGTCAAATACTACAGAGTCTGTACTTCCAGCGGCTACTAATGTAATACCACCTTTTAGTAAGAAAGACCTGTCAGTAAAGCTAATCTTTGTTCTGTCTTCTAAGAATCGGAATTGAGTATCAGTTGTTGGTACTTTTGCTACGTTTGCCAAGTATACAAAAAACGGACTCTCATCTGGTGCTAATTCAGCTACTCTATCACTAAAATCGAATAATCTACGGGTGCTTAGAGTTAAGTCAGAACCAGGAGTGTTGAATTTTACTTGACCACTATTATATGTAGGCATTTTACCTTTTCTCCTATTCCATTATTTAACATTATAAAACGTTACTCCTACTTCCTGCTTTTTGGACTCTGTCCCACATTCCATCTACTTCAGATTTCTGTTGTGGTGCTTGTCCCTGGATTACTCCAGCAGAACGAGGAGCTTCTTTGTTTGCCCTCACGGCTTCCATTGAAGAAACTGTTCTTTCAGAAGGATTTCCTTCTTGTTTTAAGAAAATATCAACCATTACGTCTAATCCTAAATCGTCTTTAGGTTGATTATAAAACTTAACAAATTTATTAGCTTGTTCATCAGTCATTTTATATTGACTTTTTAAATCGCTTTGTAAATTTGTTACAAACATTTGTTCCTGCAATTGTGCCATTTGGCGATTTACAGCCTTGCTCACAGCCTGTGATTGTCTTTTTTCGACAAGCTTATAAGACGGTGAATCTGGCTTATAAAATGCGTCCCACGGGTTAAATTCATCCTCTTTTAACGAAGGCTCCTGTGTTTGTTTTCCAGAAATATTATCTTGTAACATTGCAACCAAGTCTGGTCTTTGTTGTAAAAGATTAGCTACAGGTTCGAATTTTTCTAATTTTTCCATTTTAGATGAAAGCTTTTGATTTTCTGCTTGAGCTTTATCGTACATAGATTGAAATTTTCTAACATCTGTATCTTCATTATTGCCAACCTCTTCAACTACCTCTTGTTGAACTCTGTCGTCTTGTCCAAGTACATTCTGGTCAATTTGTTCAGAAGACTCGTCTATTTGATTTGTATCAGCCATTTTTTTTCTCCTATTTGATGTTTCTTTTTACGGCATTACCTTTCGATATCCGTTGTTATAAGAACTGCACCACAGGGAGTTATGTATGACAGTCAACGCCTTTAGGCTCCCTCTGTCGCTATGTCTTTAGAGATTTGTTGTACTCTATCAGACTCTCTAAGTACGGTATTCTGTAAGTTTGCACGATTAACACGTCTATCCGCATCAATTCTATGCTGTATATCAGATAACCTAGACTTAAACTTTTCGAGTTGAACACGTTCTCTAGAGGAGATATTTTCTTTTTGTGCTTTATCAAGCTCTTGACTTACTTGCTGTATTTGTTGTGTAAGTTGATTTATCTGTCCTCTTAACTGTTCAGTCTCATTTAATCTTTCCATAATACTTTCTTTATCAAAAATTTCTGGATTCTTTTTTAATACTTCTATTCTGTCAACTAGGCCAAGTTGAAAAGCTTCCAAATAAACACCATAAGTTGCCCATTTGCTTTCTGGCAATGAACTTCCTGGTTCCATTTTAACATCGTGTTGGCCTATATTAAATCTATCTTTTGCTATATCGTTTATAACACCTTTTTTATTATCATACATATTTATTGTTAATTCACTTAAAGCATTGTTTGCTTGAACTAAGGAAAACATTTTTTGATATGTATAATGACCTTTTGCTAATCCATACATTACTCTACCAAGTCTATTAACACTATACTCTACATCTCTCAATTTAGACTTAGGTCTTTCTGAACCAAGAGCCATCATAGCCTCAGTACCTCTTACACTATCTGGTGCTTTTTCTGCAAATCCGTGCATCATTTCTGGAATACCAAAAGTAAAATCTATATATTGTTCGCATTGCTGTATTAATCTATAAAACTCTCCTGTTAATGGTTGCGGTGCAGGAAAATGTGGTTCACCTTGAGATGAATCAACTTCTATTACAGCATTAGGATTAGCCCAATCTCTTTCTAAATCTTCCATATTTTCTACAGAACCCATTGGAACAATAAGCTTTAAACCTGCTGATGCTTGTGCGTGTGATAAAGCTAAAGACCATAACTTATTTAAAAGTTTTTGCATTGGTCTAGCTCTTGACACATCAGACTTAGGATAAGGTGTTCCTGTCCAAATATTAGGTATTGCAACTATAGGATATACGTCTATGTTTAAAACATCTTCATACAACACTATTTCTCCAACAGAAGCACATACAGCTATTCTGTTTTGAAATATTTGTTCGTATTGTATAAAACCTCTTTCAACTAATCCTGGATTGTCTTTTAAAAATTTTTTAAATATTGACTCATCCATTACATTTTCAGAACCATTTCTTGCATCAAGAACTCTATAGAAAGGAACTTTTATTTTATAAAATCTTTCTAATACTTGATATTTTTGTTCGTGATAGGATAAATCTTTTGTTTCTGCAGGAGTAAATACTTTCATAGTAGTCATATTTCTTGACTCTGGATAATCTTCTTCTAGTACCGTAGAAAGTTTTTTTATTAATCCATCAGTTATATTTCCATCGTTATCAATTTTATCATCTAATTCTGGGTAGAGGTGAATAAGTTGTTCACCAGTCAGTATAGTAGAAAGGACAATGCTTTCAGCATCGGAGAGCCACCTATCCCTCGCAGAGGGCGGTGCATAGACACGAAACGGGTCAACATAGGTAAACTTTACTTCACCTCTACCAAAATCTGCTTCTCTATCAATGTATGTATATAGGTAGCCAATTCCAGTAATGGCAAAATCAGATATAGCTTGTTTCATTTGTGTATCACCATCTGATATGTCCCAACAATATCCCAAGATATGTCGCCAAGTGTGTGCAACTTGCCAATCTGAATCTTCTCTTGGTATAACAGTAAATATTGGTGGTTTAGCAGTTAAAGTAGATTTTAATTTTTCTACAGCAGGAGATACTCTATCCATAGGTATATCTGCTTGGTTCCTTGAGGAAAGTTCGTCAGACTCTTCAGAGGTAAAATGATTACCTAAGTAAAAGTCCATATCAATTCTTGCTTCATTATCCCAATTACTTCTCGCATCTCTATAATTGCGATAAGTTTCTTGGTTCATCTTCGCTCTATCGTCTACAGGTAAGCTCATTAACCACTCCTATAAAATACATTTAGCCAATGTAATTACACTAAATATACGTTAAATAATATTTAAATGCAAGAATTATTTTCTAGCACCAGTTATCCAAGAATATCCTCTACCTAATTTGGTAGTTCTTTGTTTGCTTTCAAATTGTTCTTTGTCAACAATACCACTTTTAGGATAGTTATGACCTATATAGTGATTAGCATAATATAAAGCATCCATAAAGTCATCGTGTCTTGATTTTGGAAACTCAAATAACTCATCTACTAATTCAGCCATATTTCTTCTTACGTACAGCTTACCTGTGTTAATAATTGGCCCTAATGCGGCTAACAACCTATCTTCTTTTTTTATACCGTGTGGTGGTTTAGCACCTTTAAAAATACCTGGAATTAATTTTCTATCTTTAGATGATAAACGAGTTACCATATCTCTTACCATTTCTTGTGCGGCTACTGTTTCTATAGTAACTCTTCTTGGGTTATATTCTTTTGCCATTTGAACTATTTTTTTAGGCATATCATAAATAGGTATTTTATCATAAAAAGTATCTAATATATATCTATTTTTATGTTTATCTACACCTAGCACAACTATTGATTGCATATCTGATGTGTCTGTAGCGGTTGCGGCAAGGTCTACTCCTATATAAACATAAATAGGTATAAAATCATTTCCTACCTGTAAGTAAGAAAATTTATTGTTATATATATAATCTCCATCATAATAATTTAATTTATCTATTTTAAAAGGTGCATTAGCTACATCTCTTGCATCATTTAAATATTCTTGGCTAAACTTATGAACTTGCCCAACATTTTCATAATCTTGACGTATTTGTTTTAATTTTTCTATTGAAAAGTAAGATGGCCATAAAGCCTGTCCATTATCGTCTATAGCTTTGTGAAAGATAGTATGCCAAGTGTAAGGTGTTTTATTTCTTACTGCATCTAAGTATGATTCATATATACCTTGTAAAGCAGAGTCAAAATGTACAATAGTTCCTAATAACCATATTTTACCTTCATTACCCTTAGATTCTTCTAAAGAAGGATAAACAGTTGACATAAGCCATTCTTTAATTTCTGTTCTTCTGTCTTTTGTTTTAGTATTTAACTCTGATTCAAAGTCATCTAGTATAATTTTAGTATATCTATTAGATAGTTGCGCTCTTCCTCTAAGTCTTTGATTAGTTCCTTTAGCTATAATCCTATCACCTTTAACTGTTTCTATTTCTTTTTCAGTCCATTTTTTACCTGCTATACTACCAAAGTAATAATTAAGATAAGGATTAAACTCTATTTGATGTTTAATGTACTTTAAATGGTCTATTGCTTGACCTTGTTCTTCTGATACCCAAGCTATAAACTCCATCTTATCTTTTGGATTAAAATATAGTTTATATAATAATGCCGCCTTTGCTAAAGTAGACTTAGTATGTCCTCTTGGCAATACAACACAAAGCTTTCTTATGTCTTTGTTTAGTAATGCTTCACCTACTTCATATTGAAAAGGTGCAGGTTTTGATTTACTAAAGTCATCTGGCAAAAATAATTGACCAAAATTAACTAGGTTTTGTGAAGCTAAATAAAGAACTTCATCTTTAGAATCATTTGCTATCTTTGGTTTTTCCATTTTCTTTTCTTGCTTTTATCTTTTCTTCTTGTTCTTTATTTTTTTTATCCATATATGTTACTATTTTTTTATCATCTTTCTTCATTTCAATGTATCTAGTTAAAATAGTTTCTAAAACAACAATACGTTGAACAATGCCATTAATATCACCTATAACGTTTTTTAGTCCTCTAATGATATCATTCTTAGAGATTGAGTTTTTTCTTTTCAATATTCCAGTCTCCTGTATTTAATTCGTTATATTCGCCTATATCTTTACCAATATATATATAAGCTTTTACTTTTTTATTGTTTTTGTCTAATACAATCTCTTTAATCTTTCTTTCATACAAACCGTGATATACACCTTCATATCTATCAATGCTTTGTAATTCATCGTGATTGCTATTTATAACTTCAACAATAACTTTTCCATCACCTTTAATTATCGCAGGAAAAAAAGTCCCTATAGGATGTACAAGCTTATAACCTTTTATATATCCTTTACGACCTTTACCTGTTCTTAATGTTCCATATACTGCTAAATTTAAATTATTTGTCATTATGCTATTCCTATCTCATCTGATTCAAAATTACCTAACTCTATAATTTTATTTTCATTATCATACATAGTATGACATTTTCTACAAAACCAACCTAATTCATTATTTAAAACATCAAACACAGTTTTTCTTTTACTTGCATTTAATGCTGTATTACAAACATAACAAACTTCTAATCTATCTTTTTTTTTCGGCTTCGATTGTCCCAATTTGTTTTGAATCCTTTAATGCACTAAGTTGTTCTTTAGAAAATCCTTGAAATACTGTTAAAGATTCTGTTTGACTATTTTGTTTAGGAAACATATCTTTTATTTCCATTAACATTCTAATAGCTCTTACCTTATCAGCATCTTTATCAGTAGTATCTATTACTTCTTTTGCTGAAGCTAATAAGTAGTCATCAGTAATTCCAAGCTCATCCATCATTTCTCTAATTTCTTTCGACACGATATTACTCACTCTCTTTGTTGTTAAAAGTCTTTTAGACCATATTTTAGCATATTCATCGCTTTTAGACCCAAAAGCTTTTTTATATGCTTCTTTTGGGTCTATTCCATTTGCAACGTATTTACCAAATATCCATTCTTTAGTGTTTGGTTTTTCTCTTTTAAGCCTATTGTCAGTACCAAAGTTATCCCTAGTAAAAGAATATATATTCTTAGGAGGGTCTCCATCCATTTCATTTTGTAAGAAATGTGTACCAAGCAAACAACGTATATAAGATTTTCCATTCATTACACCTTTTTTTAATATTTGACATACTTGACCATCATCTGATACAATCCAATCACCTTCATTACCTTGTTTCCAATAAACAGGTTTTTTATTATGATAAAGATTATATTCTGTAATACTATCATAAAGATAGTGATTTACTTTTTTTATGGTCTTTTTATACACTATGTATTAATGCTATTTATAGATGGAGGTATAATCATTTTATTCATAGGATACTTTTTTTTACCAAATCTCCAGGGTCTAAGTATATTATCAATAAAATTACCTATTTGTTTTCTTGTAGCACCATACTCTGCATCATCACAACAAGCATTATATCCGTGCATATAACCTCTACGAAATGATGAATCATCATAGTTTTCAGATGCTTTTTTTAGAGTTTCTTTTGTTATTTCTATTACTTTCACTTTCTCTCCTTTTCTTTATTTTATAAAGGCACAACCGTTGGTGGACAATAAGCTTCTATACGTTTATGCATACGTTCAAGTATCTTCACGTCTTCTTCATTATGCTTATATATCTCTTTTAATGCCTTTTCGTTACCATACATACCATCACGCCATAGTCTTGGTTCTACAGGAGTTTTACCTTTTATACCTAAAAACTCACAAGCAGTACCTAATCTATTATTATGTAGTTGTAATTTGCTTCTTACCATATAATATAAGTCTTTATGACTAACCTCTCTATACACAGGGAAGCGTATATTGTGGTCTAAACAACGAGTTCTTATAAAAGGAATATCAAACTTACTACCATAATAAGTAAATAGTAGGTCATAGTTATTCATTTCGTCTATAAGAGACTCAACAACCTTAGCATCATATGTTCCATCAAATACATCTTTTTTAGTTACCATAGCACCTACTACTTCATTTTTATCTCTTGGTTTAATACACCAAGACAACATAATGCCTATACTAGCTTTTAAGTTAGATGCTTCTATATCAAGATAACCTAAACGTAACTCTCTACCTGTTTTATAGCGTTTTGGCTTTCTTAAACCTAAACTCTCTACTTTACGAGAAACTGCCTTATAAGTACGTTTATACCCAGTATTATTTATTTCATTAAATAATGTATAACACGACTTATTAGTTCTTTCGTATTGTAATACTATTGCTAACTCATCTTCAGTCCATTTCATTTTCTACCTCTTCCTGTTCGGCTAATAGTGTAAGTAAAGAATCATCTACCTCATACTCTTCCCATTCGCCAGTTTCTGGATTTAACCTCTCTGCAACTATTATCATAATGTTACTCCTGTTCTACCATATCAAGTGTAAGTGCATAACCTGCAATATCTATTCTATTATCTTTTTTAGGTTTATTTTCTTCTCTACACAATTTTATTATTATCATAAATTTTGCTACATCAGATGGTGTGAACTCTATTCCCTTTAAACTAGACCAAGTTTTTGCAATTCTTCCAAAATGTTTTAAAGGATGACCGTAATCTTCTTGTCTTTTAGTAGTTACTATGCGGTGTGCTTCTTCTAATACATTTTCATCTATGTCTATTTCTGATAAATTAAACTTCATACCATACGATTCCAGCTATCTAACTCATTTACGCTATAAAATACTGGAACATTGTACGTTGTAGCTAACCAATGCTCTGCTTCTGCACCTGTTGAGTCTTTCCAACCGTTTAACATAAGGACTGCATCGCATTTTTTTACTATAGAAAAGTATCCTTCTAAGAATTCTTCACTTTCTAGCAAATTATCCCAATTTTTAGTGTTTAAATGTGGGCAAATTGCCGCCATTCCACGCTTCCATACTGCTTGAGCGGTTTCTTCAGCGTTTTTTATGTTTTTTTTCTTTGTTTTCTCGTCTGGGGCTGTATATTTTCCAGCTATGTATATTACTTTCATCTGTTATTCTCTCCTCGTCTCCTATATTTTCATATTCTTGGACATTTTTCCAATATTCTACTAATTTCTTACCATCGTTTCGTGTAAGTATGTCAACTAAGTCTCTCATACTAAGCCTGGGACAACTATATCTTTAAAATACGAACAATTTTTAGGATTACATTCTTTACCTGCATATTTTTTATCTATCCAATAGACCATTTTTTTATTTTCTTCACGTCTAAAGAAGTATCCAGAACATATGCCACTATCGCTACCTTTACCATAATTAGCACAATGTTGTTTAGCTATCTGTTTTTCGTTCATATGCAAGAACTTACAACTATATAATATAATATGCAACAAGTTTCTTTTATTCTTGTTTTAAGTTAAAATATGTATTATCTTTAAGTGGGAACGAAACAGAGCTAAATTTATAATTTATATTTATATTTATTATTTAGTACGAATAAATTTAAATTAAATCCCAAATTTTTAAAATTTTCCAAAAATATTTTTCAAAACAAAAAAACAAAATTCAACAGCTAGAATCCAAAATTACAAGGCGATAATTATAATTTGAGATTTTTGTGTGTCGATATCTTGTTCACCCGATACGCCGTTCGCATATTACGTAAAAATTCCACGTAAAATTTTTAAAACATTATGCCACGTAAAAAATACGTAGAGGTGGGGTACGTATAAATTTAAATCTTATAGTTTATGTAGTTAGTATGGACTTTTTACGACGTAATATTTACATATATTTTTACTACGTATGATGATAATTATATTTGTATTGTTATTATTTATGATTAGGTTCTTGTATAATTATTATATTGTTTTTTGAACTTAACTTATATTTAACGTCGGGACGGCGGAGCTTAAACTTGTCAATTTGTGGTAGACTAAAAAGTCGATGAATTGAGAGCAAACAAATAATAGTTTTTTGAAAATTGGAAACCAACTTAAAAACAACGTTTTTTTATTACGTGGGTTAAGACTTACCTCAACTGAGGATAAGCGTTTTAAGGTACGTTCAAACCTTAATAATCATAATAATAAAGGAATATAATTATGAGTAGACAATCAAACGTAATGAATGAGTTTTTAACCGACCTAAGTAAAAATGGCTTCGAAGCTGAAGTTGTTGAAATTGGAAAGTTAAAAGAAAACCTAGACATTGAAGCGTCAAAACTTCAGGTAAAATGTCGTGAAGTTCACGAAAAATCAAACTATAAACCGCTAGACAAAGAAGGAAAGAAAATAGAACATTCTGTTTTCAATTCTCACATTAATAACC